ATGCTCTTGGCAATAACGAAACATTGCCTCGTTATGATACTCATCAGGTCTAATTAAGCTTATACCATGACCTAGTGTGCCACCTTTCCAGGAATGCTTACCAGGACCTACTTGCACATTAAATTGAATATCAAGGCTCATTCTAACCTTATCTCTACTAAACCATGATAACCACTTAAACCATCCAGTACCAAGCTTCCATCTATACTCTTCAATATAAGTAGATGCAATCACCTTAGTTCCATCATAATCTATTAAATCAAAGTGAACCTTAGGCAGCTTCTTGAGTATCTCATCTCTCTTCCTAAAGTCTATGTTGTGATTTGCAGATGCCCAAATCTCACGATTGTTATCATAATACTTAATACTGGTAAGACGCCATGAAGAGAAGGGTAAGAACTTACTATACCTCTTTTCAGTACTGCTATCATCTGTTTGTGGACCATAGAATAACTGAAAGAAATCTCCACCATGAATACTGAACCCATACTCTCTTCTGTGATAATCCATATAAGGTTTGTTACCTGGTATAGATGATCTCACAAGCTCACCATAAGGTGCAATCAGATCAGGGAGTAGAAGAATAAGTGTTGCCTTACATAATGTAATTCTAAGTGTACACCAGGTATCTTCATCATGATCACCAGATGTTAACACAAAGGCTATCTTAGCCCACTCAGAGGACTTATCCCAAGCAAGGATTAACCTGCCCCAGCGCCACTGATTATCAGACCATCTGTAATACATGCGCTTTCTCATGGCTTATCTAAATCCAGGATAACGCCACCATTAGCTGTAAAGTCTTCATCACTAATAAGCTTATCACCTGGCGGTTTTACATCAGCTATATCACTAAGGATTGCATATCTGATATCTAATATCTCTTCGTCAGACATGTTTGATGTATCTAAGCTTTTAGCTATACTCCCACCTTCTTTTAGTACAGGTGGTGCACCTTCAGTCTTAGATGGCGTATCCCAATCAATAGGCATGAGTGGGCCAAACCACTTAAAACCAGGTGGCAAACCAGACAGCCAACCATCTTTCAATGGTATCCACCAAATATCATTACCAAAAGCTCTTAGGCATAATGATTCATCAGCTCGCATAATGGCATACCAACCAGATTTCTCTGGTACTACATCTTCATTCTTCCACTCTATTGATTGATTCATTAATCATACTCCTGCGGCTAACTGAGTTTAAGGGTGTAGATGCCTCGTACAAAGAATGCAATCTACCTAGCATACTGGGAGGATAGGCATCATGTCCATCAATCCAGTTCCATGTAAAGTAAGGTAATACATCTTCATCTGTCAGATACAGACTAATAGTATCTGGTTTGTTGCTATGTGATCTGTAATGGAAAACTAAAGACTTTCTATGAGCATGGACTACTGATAAATTAACACGTCTAATTCTAAAGATATGCTTGATTGCATTCATCAGTTTACTTAAACTATTCGCCATTATTTCTCCAAGCAACTGCACGTGGAAATCTAGGCATATAGCCTTCTTGGCCAACACCGAAGTACCGCATAACTAAGATCTTACCAAGGAACATATTCTGATGCTCCCATATAAACCTTCTTTGTGCATGAGTGAAGGCACCACAAGATATCTCTATGTGGAACTGCATCCATTGCACAATGAACTTACCTAAGGTACCAGCAGGTATCATACCTTCTTGATGTTGACTTCTCTGTGTATAACCTAAGGCATTAACTGTTTCTTCATTGTTGTTCTTCATTTGTTCAACGAATCCAACAACAACTACTTCTTCATCTGTAAACCGCTTATATTTCATAAGCAGTTGTTCATTCATAGTACTTCTACCATACTTGTAAAGACCATCAGGCCTTCTACCCATAATGCCTTCATAACCTGCTTCAATGAACATAGCTTCAGCAGCTATGAATTCATCTATATCATTAACTAGTGTTTGTTGAATAATCTTTACATTCTTAGTGATAAGACTAATGTCTTCAATAAGCTCTTGATACCTATGTATAAAGTGTCTTGGTGAACCAATCTTATCAATGATGTGTAATGTCAGATTTGCTACTGGTTTACTCTTAGACATAACACTAGATTGTGTAGTATTATACACATTAACATCTGTCGGATTACCTACAATCAATTCACCATCAATACCGTCATACTGGCTAAACAACTCTTGAACCTGTTTGCTAGGTATCTCTAAACCTGTTCTACTGTAAACTCTATAATTGTAGCACAATGCACGGATACCATCCATCTTTGGGCTAACCAATAGAGGGAACCTAATGCGACTAAACACATTAGGCTCCTTCATAGGATCAATGGTAGCCGCAAGAAGCGGCCTGATCATTTAACTATTGAAAGTACGTGTAGCTGTGGCACCAGTCTCACCACCTTCTGGCATATTCAGAGCGCCATCAGGTGCAATCTCACTACGCTTGGTAGCTTCAGAGTACTGCAAAGCTGCATTGTAAGCTGCAACAATCGGTGCAGTAACAAGGGCCATGACTTCTTTCTTCATGCCAGGCAACTGGGAGATGCAATTCAGAGCGATGTTGCTCGAGAACTGCAGAACCAGCATCATGCTAACTTGGTTAAGCTTGCTCTCAATATCCTCGAAGATAGCCTGGATGTGTGGATCCAGCTGTTGAGGTTGAGGTTGTTGGGGCATCACATCTTTACCGTTGTTATCCATGTTTCACTCAGAGGTTGGTGTGGTATTAGCACGTTTAACGAGGTCGTCAGAAATGTTAGCAAAGTCATCTGCTAACGCCAGCAGGAACTTCTTATCCTGTATGTGGATAATTTCATTAGCAAATAATTTGAATAGAGCCATGATTAGCAGACGATGATCGACTCTAGCTGTAAACATGGTGATAGCACCAGTTAACTTCTCTACAGCTTCATCTAACTTCTCTGCATTCTCTTTATCGTTACTCATTCGATGTGATATCCTTCATATACTGCTTCAAAAGCGATTTGCTCGATAGCCAACGCTTTGGCCTCGTCAATTTCACCTTGCTCTTCATAAGTAAAGCCTTCACTAGGCTCTTCATCTTGGAGACGACCTGTTCTAAGATTGTAGTAAGCTGGAGATACAGGTCCTGTTAACCCTGCATATCTATTCTTTAAGATACAGAAATCAATTCGGCTTCTAATTAGTGGATCTTCATTAAGCTGATCTCTAGCAAATGCTACAATAGCAAATGCAATCTGCTTAATTGATCCTGAACCTTTGATGTCATCCATGTTAGGCATTTCACCCTCTTCAAAGGATGCCTTAGCACTAGCAGGAGTCTTTCTCAGGTGACTAATAACACCTAACCAGAAGTTGTGTCTTTTAATAAGCTTAAGTAAACTAGACATCATTGAGTCTATTGCTTCATTACCTGTTAGTCCTTTAGAACCTTCAGATACAGCTAGTGTAATGTGATCGAGCATAATGTACTTACAACCCATGAGAGCCATGTACTCAATCATATCGAGTAAACTACTATCATTAACACTACCTTGGTGATCTAGTAGCAGGATTCGATTATTACCGAACACTGTTTCAAAGCCAAGCTTAAGCTGTTCCATGCTGAGAGTAATCTCAGATGTATTTATATTAAGTGCCATACCTGCCAGACGTCTTGCTGTCTCTGCTGGGGCTTCTTCTAGTGATATAACACCAATCCTGTCTTCCGTTACAGCTAACAGATTCAGGATGAGCTCTCTAAACACTGTAGATTTACCAGCGCCAGTACCTGATATAAATAAATCTAATTCACCAACTCTAATGCCTTTAAGCTTTAGATTAACACTAGACATACAAGAAGGATAAGGTACAGATACCAGCTCATTATAATTAACCAGAGCATCCCAGAGTCTATCTTTATCAATAATACCTGATGGAACAAACGGTGCAGCATTCCATATAATGGCATTAAGAGCCAGGAAACCTTCTTTCTTAAGTACTTCATTAGGATCTTTATGGACACCAAAGTTAGCTATCTTAGCCTTATCAAAACCAATAATCTTAGCTGCTTCTTCTACAGCTGCTTTACCTGCTTTATCATTATCAAAGCATAATACTACTTCATCAAAGGATCTAATCCACTCTCTATTCTCAAGTAAATCATCTTTGATTGTGGTAGCTGATCTTGCTGAAATAACTGGATAAATCTTCTCATACTTCTTAAATGTAGCCTCAGCTACTGACAGCATGTCTATCTCACCTTCTGTGATAACTAATCTCCTACCACCAGTAGGAAATAGATGCTGACCACATAGACCCTTAATCTTACCTATTGAACTGAAATTCTTAGTAGCTACATCTCTAAGCTTATATGCCTGAGCAACACCTAGCTTATCTACACAATAAGGATAGGCGTGCTTGACATCCTTTCTATCTTCATCATACTGGACTCTAACACCAAAGAATCTAGTGACTGTATCACTAATACCTCTAGCTGTAATGGGTCCACAACCTGATTCTTCAATCAGATTAAAGACCTTATTTCTACTATACTTAGAATCATCTATTGGATCTACTTTAAAGTCTTTATGCTGTTCACCTGGTGGTGGTGTTGGTCTCCTACAACTAAAACAAAACTTAGAGCCATCTTCGTAAGTAGCGCTAGCATCACCACTATTACATAAGTTGCATGGTTGATGAGCCTTAACTATCTTACCCACGAGGATTGTCCTCTATAACAGAATCCATTACTTCATAAGGCATTGTAGTACTAATTCTTAGTATAGTATCCTTCTTAACTGGCTCACCTAAGGTGTCTTCCATCCTAGTAGCTTCAACTAAGTAGCCACGAAAATAGACACTATTGACACCTTGCTGAGCTCCATGTAACATCAAGCCTAACCACTCTTCTAAGGACTGATCTCTAAACTGACTGGTATCTACTTCATCATCGTGAAATACAATCGTAAAACCAGCCCGATTGAATATCATCAGTACTCCTTTACTTAGATTCCTTGTCTGAGATCTTGCGACCCATTTCTTCAACAAACTTGCCTACCGTTTGATAGGTACTACCTACTTTAACACCTGCATAAAATGCTGCACCAATAATGACAACCAAGAAAATGAACAGAATGAAATCAATCATGAGAAATCCTTAACGAGTTAGTTCTAGACCACGGAATGCTTCATCTACACGAGCACGCCACTCTTCCTTAGGAAAGCTATGAGCATAAAGGAAAGCAATAAGTTCACCAACACCAAATCCACCACGACACCAACCAGTGATCAGAGCCTCTTGTGGTGAATAGACATGGCAGTAGACTTCATAAGCTCTTAGTGTTACTGCTTGAGGTGCTTTAGGGTTCTCTACAACACTCGTCTTTCTAAGCTGTACTGGGTGTGTTGCTATTTCTTCAGGCATACAATCCCCTTTAAAAAGAAGGGGCCGAAGCCCCTCCTTGTTGTTAACAACTAACTAATGTTAGTCGTTGATTGCAGCGATGATAAGCTCAGTAGTCGATGCGAATGCATCAGCTTCTTCCACCGTCTTTGCATCGACGATATCGAACTTCGCACCCTTCAGATTGTCATCCAGACCCTTCAGGAAGGTAGCAGCACCTGCATCATCACCCACCTGAACAAACAGGATGGTGCATGCATCATCAGTCACTTGACTGTTGGCCTGCTTGGTGATGACTTGCTTCACAGCATTCTCATCATTGGGCACACCATCAGTGTACACCACGATGAACATCTTCTTGCTGGACGTTGCACCCAGCTTGAATGCTGCAGTCAAAGCTTCAGCAGTAGGAGTACCACCACGAGGAGACATATCCTTGAACAGCGTCAGAGCCTTCTCTTCAGTGACATTGTCCCATGCTTGGCAGGTACCACCCAGCTGAACCATACCGATACCATCACTGTCGATCTTGGAGAGATCACGGATCAGGGTACGAATGGATTCCTGCATAGAAGTCCAGCGCGAGATCGAGGAACCAGCCTTCACTGGCTCAGCCATAGAGCCAGAGATGTCGGCGAGGACGATGAAGTTGAACTCGCTCAGGATTGCTTCGTTTGCGTTCATTTCAGTATTTCCTATTACATATTCCCAGTGATCCGCACTGGCACGGTTTCGGCTTATCAAGCCAAATTCTTTACTACAATCTACCCAAAAGACCAATGCTAGCTACTAACCAGCATTGGCCATCTCACTTAGAAACTAATTCAGACCTTGTTAGGCCTTCTTGCGACGTGTAAAGGCTACACCCAGCAGACCCAGGCCAGCGATAGCCAATGTAGCCGGTTCAGGCACAGTAGCTTCGTTTACCTGCAAGTTGCCGGTATAGCTAGCAGGTTGTGTAGCAGTCAGACCACTGATGGTACCAGTGATATTGAATGCGTAACGTCCTACAGCTAAGTCAGTGAAGTCAATAACTGTTGCATAAGCTGGGTTGGTGAATCCATCAGCAAGCAAAGCACCGGATGTAAATGGATTACACACACTGCCAAGGCCACCACAGGTAGCTGTTGCCGAGTAAAGCTTGACATCAAAGTTACTGATGTTAGCGATAGGTAAGAAGATCGCATTGACGGAAGCGGTGCCTGCAGGATTGATGTCGAATACCCACCAATTGCTGAAGTCACCGTTCTGGCCGGTCGTAGCGTTCCCGAAGGTGCTGTTGTCATCCTGGGTGGGATTGTGCAGACCTAAGTAAGTAGCTGGTTGAAGCTGATTGTAAGAACAGTTGTTACAGACCACGCCAGCAGATGCAGCAGAGGCCAACAGTAGGCCAGCTGCAAACGCTGCAAGAGATTTAAACTTTCCCATTTTCTATTTCTCCATCAGACAAATTCCAATGTTCCGCATTGGCACGGTATTACATAATGCCATAACATAGAGCCAGGGCGAGGCCAGGCCCAGGGAGCGGGTCAAGGTTTTCAACGGCTTATTATCCTTGATTCAGGACTGCCGCCGAGAGCCCAGACCCTACATGCCCCCATACTCCGGTCTATCCCCCGGTTTTTCGGCGGTACTTAGTTCTTGGACTTTATTCTCAAACTCTAAGATACTTAACCTAAGTTTTCTTGCTTGTATAACCTTATCAAAGAAACTATTTAAGATCCCATATACACCTATTAAGATAACCTCAAGTATAAGCAACACAGCGATATATTCATATATACCCCATGGTCCAGAATTGATTAGCAAGATAGCTAATTTAATACATACTGCAACCATTGAGATTGCTAGTAGAAATAAGTTTGCTGAATATAATAATAGCCTAAACTTGCTCATAAAGTTCCATCTAAGAATGATTGTAATCTTTGTCTATTACGGGGTGTAATAGGTTCTTTAACTGGCCAACTAATACCACCAATAAGCGTATTATAGAACTGTTTCTTGCAAGGTGTCTCTGCTGTTACCAAACACCAAGTCTCAGCGAATGTTAATGCACCTACTGTTTTATATTCTTCCAGCACATGCATATCGAATAGCTCACCTACAGGGACACCTTTAGCCATTAAGACTCTAGCTAACTTATCAACATCTCTATTACTCGTGGTATAAGTCTTCCAATCAGTCTCTAAACCCTTAGTCTTAGGTCCTCGATCTGTATAGAACTTACGACCTATATACATCATACCGTTTAATCTATTTCTAATTGCATACACAAATCCAACACACTTACCACTAGCGTTCATCTGCTCAGGGAATAGCCAATGACCATTAGGTGGTAAGTCTGCTCTTAGTGTATATGGCTTTCTGACTTTTAAGCTGTCATAATGAGATTTATTTCCTCTCATCAGTACGGCTCGGACCATCTTTTTCCTTTGACTTATCAAGGATCATCTCACCTACAGCTGCCAGCTTCTTATTCCATTCATCAGCTGCAACATTGTAGTTGGCCATCAGAACATCAATACAGTTATTACCAAATAATTTGGAATTACCTCTTAGTGCCTGTATCTCCCGTAAGAGGTGTCCAGGCCCATTAAGAGCATTCAGCAGCTCAAATAAAGCTTTTGCATCAACTTCAACTTTAGTCATGTGGTTTCTCTAATAGCTGTGTTTAAGGCATCAATTAAGAATGGAACTAATGCTTTGTTAATATGATACTCGTTACCATCTATTGTAAGCTTGATGACAGTGAAGCGCATACCCATGGTGTAGCTTACACCTATCTCGTTGCTGTCATCTATAGCACAATCATCTCTTATCTTTATTTCCTTTACTGCTACTATTGTCATCTGCTTCTCCATAAAGAGTAATAACAGTCAACTGATCAACATTGGGATAGATGCCCATAAGCTTCTCTATTTCACAAGCTAAGTTCTGTGATACAGCGATAGGGTCAAGACCATAATCTTCATTAAGATTGTATATGTCACGATCACAGATAGCAGCATGCTCACCCTTCTCTGCTTCCTCATACAAGGTTGCATTAGGTTCAATCCTATTGAGTGTGCCTGGTACATAACTGGGGTGACTCTGAATAAAGGCTCTAAGAAAGCAATCACGTAAGTCTCTGAATGTAATTCCTTTAATCTCTTGAGATCCACGAGCACCTAGTTGCGTATGAGGCTGACCAGTGTACGGCCTATCACGTAGCATATTGTGATCATGTACACCAAGATCATGATCAATCTGGTCCCATAGCCTGGCTGATGGTGTAATATCTGGTACATTAGTTGTCTCCGTTACTCCTCTAATAATATTCTGAATCTCAGACTGAGCTTTAACACAGAATGAAGATGCAGTACTGCTATCAAACACTTGTTCGCTAGGCTTAGGTTCCCAGCACATAGATGCTGCACCAGCTAGCTCATGCAAGATCCGAGGTAGTTCTTGATTAAGCTTGTCTATCCTGTCTCTGTGTTCTGTCATTTCTTTCTCCAGAAGTCAAAGTTATCCTCGGCGGTAGGTACTCGTGCAGCTAATTTCTTTGCCCTCTCCATAGCAGGACTCATAGCTTGATCTAACACTGACCTACAATTAGGATGATCAGGTGGATATTGTGATTTAATTACATTAGGGTTTTCATAAGTTCTTTCCATACCGATGATCATAGTAGGTACCTCAGCTATTGCTCTTGAGCCACGCATATCTCCAATACCGAGATTACCTTCAGCATCTATACGCATACGCTCAGTACCTACACTAGTGAAGACTAGATCAGGTATTTTCTTTACTCTATGGCGCTCTAAGAATACTCTATAAGCTTCTTCATTAGTTGAATAGGTTAGCTTATACTTACCTAATCCTAACTCTTCTAGTGTATCATTTATTTCATTTAATGAGTGTTGCTCTCCTTGTTCAGCTTTGTGCTTATTAATGAGTTCTTTAAATTTTGAGCTACGATTCTTCTCCATGCTTTCACCTAAAGATTTAAGCTCTTTGCTTACTGTAAGTGTGATACCTGTTAACTTTTCAAAATCACGTCTGGCATCTTCTAGATACTTCATAGCCTTGTCAAACTTGGCTTTATCAAGAAGAGGTTTAATCGGCTCCATTCCAACCCTCGATATTGAAGACGTAATCCCTCCGAGGTAGCAGAGTGATTAGCTTACCAGTAGTAATAAGAGCCTCTTTCCACTTCTCACCAATAAGCTGTTTGTAAGCATAAATGACCATATACTGGAGATCAGCAATAGACTTACACTCACTAAGAATTGCATCAGCTCTTTTAGGACCAATATCGGGTAGACCTGGTATAGAATCAACACCATCACCCATGAGTAGCTGCTTGTGATAAAACCTTGCAGCATCCCATTCAGATACATTAATAACTCTTGAAATATCTCTTGACTCTTCACCATAGCAAGTTCCTTTAGGTAATCTGTAGTGTAAACCTGGGAAGCATAACATATCTTTATCACCTGACACTACTACAGGTGTCTTACCACGTTCTAGTGAATCAGTACGCCAGATACCTATGAGATCATCTGACTCCATACCATCAGCAGGTACTGCTCCATGCTTGATGATTGCACACTCATTAAGTGTAGATACAAACTTCTTGATAGGTCGATTATTAGCCTTCCGACCCTTCTTGTAATCTGGCCATACATCATACCGGAAGTTACCAGTACCTTTAATGGCAATCTTAATATCTTCAGCGAATAAGGTTTCTCTGAGATTGTTGATAATGGTATCTAAGTTCTTAATGCCACTCACCAAGTACAGGTGATCCTCTTCAGGCGTAAACTGTTTCTCAGGACCATCTTTAACACTACCCCATCTATTCCACAGGGCACCATAGACAATCATGTCACCATCAATAATTAATTCTATGTTATTTAGATCAAGAGGCTCTTCATTAGCATCGATCCATTCACTCAAGGTTTATTCTTGAGGGACTTCTCAAGCCTCGTAGTCATCATCTTGGTAAGGTTATTCGATAATTCCATGGTCAATGGTGTCATGTTGTTAGCCATACATCTGGCATCTTCCAAGTCACCATCTAAACAGGCTTGCTCAATACTCTTCAATAAGGCTTGCATCCTGATCATTGGATGCGCATAATCAACTAGGTCTGAGTAGAGGTCAAGCTTACCTTGCTTGATTAGCTCTGCTCCTTCCTCGGTAGTGTAAAGAGTAAGTGTTTCATTCTTGTTAATTGCCACATCAGCCATGACAATGCCAGCATTAAAATCGACATGATTAGGGCTGTCACTCCACTTCAATCTGCTCAAATCAAGTGATACCATTACGGCTCCTATTTGAAGTACACATATAACAAGTAAAGGGACAAGTAAAATGCTAGCCACCTGAAGACAGTAGGCCAACCATGATAGTGGGCTGGCTTATGACCCTCAAAGCAACTTCCATCACCTAAGCCTGGTTTCTCACCTAATCTTCTACTAAATCTTTCAGTTGTTTCGTTAAGTCTTTCTTCCTGAGTCATTACGCATTCCTTCAAGTTCTTGCTCAAGTGCAGCTTTTCTAAGCGCATGAGCTCGTTCAACACAAAGGTCTACATTAGCATTAGTGTAATCTGTAGTCCACATATCGTCAATCAATAATTCAGTTGCATAAGTTACAGACACCCTAATCTTGGGGCCATGCTCACTAACTATACCAACACTGTTTTTAAATATTTGTGTAGCTAATTTACTATTAAATGCTGCTAAGTAATTTGATGTCATCTTCTCTC